ACTCACTAAAACCCTGTACGATATATCGTACAGGGTTTTTTATATAAATAGAATTATCCGGTCAAATTTAGAGTATAAGTTTAATTACCAACCGATAAAATTATAGTTTGCAGAAGCAATTTTTAAAGGTATGTAATTATTTTTTCTATGTATGTTTTTTTATGTTCAAAAAAAAAGGGCACCGCAAGATGCCCTTTTTTAAAGTTCCTAGGACTTACTAGGTGAAAACATTTTCTTTTTAACTCTATCTCTAATTTCTTAGAAGTATACCGATGTTTGATTTGGTTGAAACGCCGTACCCAGCCCGCTCAACAGAATAACGTGATAGTACAGATTAGCACCAAAGATGTTATCGACAACACCATAGCGCGTCAGCAAGCCAACGCGAGGCGAGAAGTCGTTAGGACCAATAGTGCGTTGTACCATTACAGGAATGTATGGGCAATAGATAATACCAGTGTCGTAAAACTCTGGACCCTTATAACCCAATAGAGCATATTCTACTCTGCCTGTAGGACGGAGGCCAGCTTCAAACTGTGCCTCTGTGCGTGTATCACGGTAAACGTTGAAACGACCGCCGAGATTTCCGACCTTAGCTACGCCAACAGGTTGAGTGTTGACATTGCCTTGAACCGGTACCCATTGAAACTCTGGAAGCATTTCCAGAATTGCGCAAACACGAGGTGTTGCTACAACAAAGTTTGCAGCACCACGACGGTTACGAACAGCAATTCTGTTAGCTTCGATGATCAGTCTCTGATAGAAGTCGCGATTTCTCTCGACTAACCAGCGACCGTCTGCCGAAGCAGGCGACCAAACGGAGTAACCTGTGCCGAAGCCAGCGTTTAGAGCAACTTGGATCATGCGAACAATCATTTCACGATCGATTTCGGCCTGCAACTCATACGACATAGCGTTTGTGAGTTCGGTATCGATATCGATGCCATTCATGTTCTTAAGATCTTGCTCTAATTCAACTGACCAGCGAGCAGCAAGTCTACGAGTACCAGCTTCAACGGCAGTCTTCTCGAAGGAAACTTCGATTTGAGGAATTGCACCTGTTAATTCGAAGTTCTTAAGAAGTTGCGCGACACCCTGATCAACCGAGATTGATGGGAAGAGTGCCTCACCGGGGGAACCGGCTGTTGCACCAGAAAGACGACTACTGGATGTGCCAGTATAAGCCGTATTAAGGTATTGATAACCGATTTCTTGACCGTAAGCATAAGACTGAGGTGCAGGTAGATTAGATCCGGCATTTGTGCCGGAACCATCAACGCCTGTGTTACCTAGTTGCTGAGCAGCGTACTTGTAGCGCAGAGCGAAGGCAAGGCCAACTGGCCCGCCCATCGGCTGCACACCTACGATTTCGTTGGTAATAAGCTCGGGGAACGTTCTACGGATCATGGGGATGAGAATTTTCGGCAGACGAGCATCACCGGTTGCGTACCAGTCGGATCCACCGCCTGGAACTGCACCACCAACGCCACCTTGACTACCTATACCACCAGTAGCGCCGTAGGCATTACCGAATACCCCAGACGTTCCACCGGATTGGTTAGCTTCCGTGACGCACCATTGTTCCTGGTTTTCCAGCAACATTGCGGTGTTCAAACGGGTGTGATCATCTTCAATGGCTCTTACATTGTTGGATGTGTAATCCAGAACTGGCTTCCACTTTTCCAGCAATGCTTGAGCGCGTGTCTCATCAATATAGGCCTGTGTAGGTCTAATATTTTTCATGATTATATATTTTCTCCTTTAATTCGACCAGTAGATAAAATATCTACCAAAATTAATTCAGGTTTCCCTCAACAAAAATCCAAATATTAATATTTGGAAAGTTCCTTAAGATAAGGGTTCATAAACTTCTCATTGCTTTCATTCTGGGATACAGATTCTTCTACAACTGCAGAAGGATCTATCTCAGTTGAAACAGTACTGTTTACTGCCTCATCTTTAATATTTTGAAGCCGCTCTTTTTCTGTCTTATCAAACAGACTGATAGCATAATCAACATTCTCTGTAATAAACTCAGCGGATTTGCTCTTCATTACCTTATAGATATAATCTTTCTTCTTTTCAGGTAACGAGGCAGTCTTTTTCTCTAGAACTAATTCAGCTTTAGTTCTCGAGAGACTTTCTTTTAATACGCTGGCCTCTTTTAAAGCAGCTTCAAGCTTCTTAGAAGCTTCATCAATTTGACGCTTACCATCTACTACAGCGTCTTTAATGCTTTCTTTTTCAAGAGCAGCATCAACACCAAGAAGTTTTCTTACATTCTCTAATACTTTAACAGCCTTTGAATTTCTAACAGCTTCTTTTACATCAGCTGTAGGCACAACCTCATCCAGATAAGCTTCTAAGTATGCACTTATGTTATTAATCGTACCTTTCTTAAAATCATCAGCTTCTTTCTTAAGAGCTGCTTGATACTTCTCTACAACTATCTTAAGCTTTTCTGCTCTGTTAGCATCGAGCGCTTCTACTACTTTTCTTAGCTTTTCTGTGTGATCTCTATCGATAGCATTGAGAAGATGTTCTAATTTCTTACTATAATCTTCATCTTGCTCAGAAAGTGCTTTCTCTACATGTAAAGTAACTTTATTTTCAACAGATTTATTAAAAGCATTCTCTATTTCCTTTAAAACTTCGTTGGAAAGTAAATCTTGTGTTGCCTCCTTTAAAATGACCTTAATGTCACTCATTAGAATAATTTAACCCCTTTAATATTTTTGATTTTATTCATAAGCTTATTTTCAACTAATCTCTTAAGATATTTATGTGCCCGAGCATAATTTTTCTCATTTATACTCTTTAAAAAATTAATTATTAAAGTATTATCTGACATATTCTCTCCTAAGTTATTTATACCTTTTTCGCCTAATTTTGTAATTCTCAAAACAATTTTTTTAGCCGTCAGAGGTGCCGAATTATTATATACATATTTTTCCCTATCTTCTCCCATGCAGGGGTTATTTTTAAATGCTACTTTTTTTGCTAATACTTTTGACAAGCTCATAAAACATGACTTATTTTGTTAATAAACTCTACTATTTGTATTTTTAAATAATCTTCAATATCTTTACGAGGTAAATTTTTCAATTTTCCTGAAAAACTATCATAATATTCCTCAAACCTACCATCCTGTGTAACAACAAATTGCTTAGACTCTAGAATGCCATTTACAAAAGCTTTAGGAAAACTAGGATCAGCAACACAATCAACAGCTACTAATCTAAAATCTTGTACTCTATTTACACCGCTTCCTTCATCTATTAGCTTTCCTAAAGCTCTGGAGCTCATACCAACTCTAACCCCGTCATTAATTAAACTACGTACAATTTGACCCATAGGTGTACTGAGTACTAAGGATTTACCATAAAATACATTTCCCTGTCTATTCATTTCGGTTACCATATGACAGGCGCGCTCTAAATTAACTTCGGCAGATGTAGGATGGTTTAATTCACCCATACTTCTATTTGTTTTAATCATCTCGTTAACATATCTGTTTACTTCGCCTGTCATTTCATCGGAGGAATATATTCTTTTATTTTTATTAACCTCTTCACATTGCATATAAGGTCCTTTAATAAACATTTTACTAGGCTGGTTGTTGTTTTTCTCTTCAACAACATATTCAAATTGATCGTCTGGTGCTGGTGTTTCAACCAATAGTTTTAGTGCCATATAAATATTTATGCTTAGCGTTATTTATTTAATTCTTTTTCTGTCAAAATAGTAAATTCATATCCTCTATCCTTGCACCATTTTTTTGCAGCTTCCCATTTAGCTGTGTTTTGTATAAAGAGCAATTGCTCGTATAAAATATTTTTCTTTTGTTTTTTTGTATTTATATCTTGTTGCGGCTTAATAGTTTGCTTAGAGGGTTTTACTTCAACTAAAAACTTTTTTATACCTGTAGAAGTTTTTAGTTTTAGATATGCGTCTACAATATATCTGTGATTTCTATTATCAAGGGGACTAGTATAATTGATTACCACAGTTTCAGATCCCCATTCTAATACATTAGGGTTACAATCACACCATCTAAACAATTTTAATTCCCAACTACTCATATATCTAGGTAAATCATGGCCGCGATATTTCTCTGAATGCTTAGGTTGATAAATTCCTTGAACGAATTTATCATTACGCTTAGTAAGTTTCATTTTACCCTAGAAAAAACGAGGGTGGTGCAGCATCTCCCATTCCCGGTGCACTTGAATAAAGCATTTTTTCTAAATTTTCTTTCTCCTGCTCGCCTTGCCTTATTAGATAATCATAATTTATAGCACCGCCACCAAACATAGATGTACCTGTATACTTACCTCTCACTGAACCTACGGCTATCTTAGTGAGGGCCAATGTATACTGATATACCCAGGGTTCTTTTATTACGTCTAATAGCGATCTTTCTACGTAGCAGCCTATTACTCCGTAAAATCTGGTAGACGATGTAGGCGCTGGAATCATATGCATTACTTGAGTTCTAGGATCAAAAGAAATATCTCTACGCAGCGCTAATACTTTTTCTCTGGTGTCTAACCAATTTTTAAGAACTGTCCAGCTAACTAAATCAAAACCATAATTACCCATTGCATAGCTAAAATATGTTTGTTGTGCTAATGTTTGCTCTATTGTAAATAAAGTATTAACACCTGTAGAACTTCCTTCTTCAAAATCTATTACATCCATTACCCTTCTATAATCTCCTATAAGATAGTCATAAGAATTTAAAAGATTGTATTGATTTGGCTTAGAAGAGTCTAAAACTTGAAAAATTAATGGGTTGTTTGCCTCACCTATAACCATAGTACCTATACTGTAAAGTTCTTTTATAGATTTAGGGGTGTTATTGTTTTCAAAAGTAAAATTAAAATCTCTACTCATACTAAACAATACGTCTAGTCTTATTCCTTTTTTTACATCATATAAATCACTATCAAAGACCAGATATTCTTGAGTGTAACCGGCAAATTTAGTGAACATCTCACAGGCTATTCCAATAAATTCGTTTAACTGATCTTCGTGTATCTCTATATTAATGAGAGGTGCTCCTATAGCACGGCATATTCTTTGACCAAGCCTACCATAGCTTTCTATCTTATTATTAAGATTGGTGCTGTAAAACGCACTTACCGGTTCTATTAAATTACAATCCATCATATAAATTATTTATTATAGAATAAATTATATAAAGATAGGTATTCTAAATTTTTGGCCGTTGATAATAGCGGCAATCGCACTAGTAGTAGTAATAGTAGTTGACGGAAAAGTAACAACCGATATAGGTTGTGTCAAAGTTCCTAGTCTTAATTTATCTGTTAAAAATTGAGTTGTTGAGATAGAATTATTAACCGTTAATCTATCCGTGATTTTTACTGTTGATAAAGCTACATTTAAACTGCCAGATATTAAGTCATTACAATAAATAGGACCGTTTACACTGAGGTGGTTGGTTACTGTAGCAGCACTTAAAATTATATTAGTATTATCGGCTATAATATTACTCATATAAGAAGTGCCTACCACACTTAAATTTTTAGTAAGAGTTAAATCACCTATAATAAATTTGGCGGCTGGTGCAGAAAAAGATTCTATGCTTAAAGTACCTGCTACACTTAAATTTTGCATAACAGTTAAAGAAGAAAGCATTACATTTGTAGTTGAAAGATAGTTGGTAACTGTTGGTAGAATTTCTGCATATTCTTCCCAACTAGCACTGTTTTGTCTTACAGTGGTGTACACACTAGACCAGCCTATACTATTACTGTTACCGTCATAAATTAAATTTGTTGCACTTAATATGGGAGTGGAAAAATACACACCATTTTGAAAAGCTACATGCAATGTATTGTTACCTTTTCCTTGTGTTGCATTATTGTCTGAAATTACTGCACTGCTACTAGGAGTAATACTAGATATATCCGCAGCAGATATAGAATTTAAAACTATTGCGTTATTAATGGTAATCGTATTAGTAGAAAGATATTGAAGTATGTTAGATATAGAAGAAGATGCACCCCATGCTGAACTATTTTCTTTTACATTAGTATAAGTGTTTGTCCAATTTGCACTGTTACTGTA